CAGCAAATGCTACCGTATCTTTGTCCGGCATACCTGGATCTTTAATCTCTGTCGCATTACAGACAAAATATCATGGTCGCATTGCCCGCATAAAGTTCGGTTTAACAGGGTTGGATGAAGACTTTCTCTTGCAAGAAAGTGGCGACTTCCTGCTGCAAGAAAATGGTGCAGCAATATCCATTTCTGTCGGCGACGGCGAGGTACTAACCACTTTGTTCGTTGGTTATATGGACCAGATGACCATAGATGAGGGGCCAGAGGCATCCACAATATCGCTGACCTTGGAAAGCAAGCTGGTCGATCTGGAGAGGCCGCGCCCTATCCGGTATACGACCGAAGGCCAGCGTGTTCGGTTCCCTAATTCGGTTACTGATCTTGCGTTCGAGTACATCAACGATCTGCAAGATAAACCGCTGATGTGGGGGCGGGGCGTTAAGATGGGCGGCGGCGGAGGGCTCTTCTAATGTCGCACAATCGTGAAGCGCTTATTGATTTCCTTGCATCGGTTATAGATAAGCCATTCCAATGGGGAAACATGGACTGCATCACGTTCGCAAACGATGCCGTGCAAGCGCAGCGCGGGAATGGGTTTGTCGATGACCTTTTCCTGTTGCGCGACTACTCCAGCGCATGGGGCGCGCTGCGCCTCTGGACGATATCGCAACGGCAGACCCGCAAAAAAAATATTGTAGACCTTATCGATAGCAGGTTGATTCGGAACGAGATGACTTATCCTCGTGTGGGCTCGGTCATGGCGCGACGGCTTGCCCAGCCGCTGATATTTGACCACGCGATTGGCATCATGGGGACGCGCGGGCCGATTTACCTGACGCCTCGCGGTTTTGAGCGTTTTGATTTGGATGGGGATTTGGCATGGGCAATCTGACAGCGTGGCTCGCAACGAGCCTCGGCATCGCAACTTTGATCTGCCCGGATGTTGCGATGGCAGCACCGCTGCCTGCTGCTGGGCTTGGAGCGATTTTTATCTCGGGTGCTCCAACGGCGCTGACTGGGTTCATGGCCGCCTTTGTCCCGATGTTGGGCAAGTCGATATTTTCGATGGTCGCGCAGAGAGCTTTGGGCGGCAAAAAAACCGAATATTATGCTGGCTCCGCCATCAACATGCTGCAAAGCGCACAAGCGGCTCCGGTGGTGTATGGGACTGTCCGCATGGGCGGCGTGGTTTTTTATCAGGAGACCACCGGCCCGGTGTCGGTGCCGCAAGAACGACGCCCAGAGGTCTACTTGCATCGCCTGATCGGCATGGCGGGCCATGAAATCAACGGATTCACCCAGTTTTATGTGGACGGCACAGAGGTTACGGTTGCCGGCGATGGCTCGATCACTTCTCCGCCAAAATATACTGGCAAAACGCTCCGAATACTGACCCACAATGGTGCCGACGATCAGGCTGCGGATGCCGCTTTGCAGCTTGAAAGTGAGAACTTCTGGACTTATCAGCACCGCGCCTACGGCGTGGCGTATATCTATGTCCGGGCCTATTTTGATCCTGAGAAATATACGCAGGGACCGCCAGTCATCACAGCCGTGATGCAGGGCAAAAAAGTTTACGATCCGCGCGACGGCTCCATCGCGTTTAGCAGCAACGCCGCTCTCTGTCTGCGCGATTATCTGCTGACAAGCCGCATCGCAACTGAAGAGGAACTTGACGAAACCTCTTTTGCTGCTGCGGCTAACGTCTGCGACGAAGATGTCACTTTAGCGGCAGGCGGCACCGAGAAACGCTATTCTTGCGATGGTTTTTTTCCGACCGACCAGACGCCCATGGATACGATAAACGAAATCGTCAAATGCATGGCTGGGTCGCTTTGGTACAGCCAGGGAAAATGGGTTTGCAAGGCGGGAGCATACACCGAGCCGGTCCTAACGCTGAATGAGGATGACGCTCGTGGGCCACTCAGTGTCGTTACCAGGGCATCCAGGCGCGATTTATTCAACCGGATTACCGGCATATTCCGAGGCGCAGAAACAAATTGGCAGGATGACAATTATCCGCCAGTTTTATCGGATACGTTCCTGGCCGACGATGGCGGGCAAATATCTAGCGCAGAAGTCAATTTGCCGTTCACGGCCTCGCCAAGCCGTGCGCAACGGATCGCAAAAATCTTATTATATCGTCAGCGCGAGCAGCTTCTGATCACGGCCAACTTCGGACTTCGCGCGGCGCAATTGACGCCTGGAGATGTGATCCAGCTAACAAATGAGCGCTTTGGATTCTCAAACAAAACATTCGAAGTTATCGAATGGGGCTTCGCTCTAAGCAACGATGGCGAGTTGATTGTTCCTCTGACACTGCAAGAGATCAGCGCGGGTGTCTACGATTGGGACGCGGATGAAACAACGTTCGAGTCAAACAACACATTCTTGTCTTCGCCCGATACCGTGCCGACGGTCGGCGTTTCTTTGTCGGAAGAACAACGGGTTGCGAATGAGCAAATTGTGAACGTGTTGGTCGCGACGATTACCGCCAGTGAGGATGAGAACACCAACATTGACCGGGTTGAAGTTCAATACCGTGACGCCGTGACAACGCAATACAAGGCGATGGGAACTGGCGAACTCGTGCTCAGTGGCACAATTGCAACAGGCCGCTTCGAGGCGCTGAATATTGACCTGGGATCATATGACGTTCGGGCTCGCGCTATAAATGCGATTGGTGTTAAGGGCGAGTGGATTACGCAGGCAAGGCTGATTCAAGGCGATAATTCACCGCCGGATGATGTGGCCGGGTTTGCGGCGAGCAACAGTGACGGAACCGTTCACATCGGCTGGGTTGCTGTTGCCGATCCTAAGTTAAGCCATTATGTGGTGCGGCACTCAGTGCTTGAAAGCGGCGCGAATTTTTCAGATGCGACAACGGCGGCGGAAAAGATTAGTCGGCCAGGAACATCTATAAGCCTACCAGCCCGCGGCGGCACTTATACGATAAAAGCCTTCTCAAAGCTGGGCACCGCCAGCACCGATTATGCCTCGTTCGTGCTGCCTGCTGCCGACCTACAGACCTACAGCAACAATAGCAGCCAGACTGAACACGCCAGTTTTCCCGGCACAAAAACCGGGTGCAGCGTCGATGGCGGCTATTTGGTGATCACCGATCCAAGCAGCGCACCATCATCGGCGACATATGAGTTCTCGGCTTATATTGACACCGGCAGCGCTCGCCGCGTGCATAGCTATGTCTATACCCGCACGATAAGATCTACACCCGCTGGGGCAAGCCTCTGGGACGGGATCAGCGGCAACTGGGATACATGGTCTGGCAACTGGGACACGTGGACGACTGGCCAGCAGGTCGCAGATACCGACGTTAAAGCATACATATCCACGACCAACGACGACCCGGCTGGCACGCCGACATGGAGCGATTGGCGCGAGTTTCAAGCTGGCGACTTCTATGGACGCGCCTTCCGTTTTCAGGTACAACTAATTTCAACTGATGACGGGATTAGCCCGGCTATTGATCAGCTAGTTGCTCATGTGGGGTACGATTGATGGCGCAACACGACTACACCATCGCGAATCAATCCGCGCCAACAGCGCGGGCCGATATCAATAACGCTCTCGCGGCTATTGTCTCGCAAAACTCTGGCGCATCTTCGCCGTCGATTACCTATGCCAACATGGTTTGGTACGACACGGCCAACAACATCCTCAAGATGCGCAATGAGGCCGATACGGATTGGATCACGATTGCGACACTGGATCAGGCGGGCGGCACATCTTCTGCCGCCGTGACAATTGCATCCCAGGTTGAGGCGCAAAATGGCATCAACAACGCCAAGATGATGACGCCTCTGCGCGTCAAAGAGGCCATCACATTCAATCAAATTGGCGGGCATCTGGCTGTTGGAACCTACGCTGTCTTGATCAATAATTCCGGCTCTGCAATTGCGGGCGGCACTACTGTTGCCGGGTCGTCTTTGCGCTATGCGACCGCGCTAACGCCTGGGGCTTATGGCGTGGTCATCACTACCGGCGGTGCTCTTGGCGGAACTAACGCAACGGGTACGTGGCGGTTGATGGGAGCCAACTGCCCTGCATTGCAGACAGTGACCGGTGGAGAGGGTACGGAAACCAACACATGGAGCGCGGGCTTGTTCCTGCGCATAGCATAAAGGAGCGAGCAAATGGCTGACGCGAAAATTTCGGCGCTGAACGCCAGCCCAACGCCCGCCGCCGATCCGGCCTAGTCTAGCCCCGACCGCCGCTATCTGATACAATAACACCAACGACATCCACAAAAGGATTTGTCCATGGCAATCACCGTAACCCTCTTCAACCACGCGGCTAAGCTGTTCGCGTCTGGCGCGAATGCCGCTGCCGACACGTACAAGCTGAAGCTCTACTCCGCCCTGACGCCCAACGCAGCAAACACCACGCTAGCCCAGGTAGATGCCACTGGGACTGAGGCGACAGCGGGGACAGGCTACACGGCGGGCGGGCAAGCCTTGGCCAACGTCGCAGTGACCACGGTCACGACCAATGACAGCAAGTTTGACGCTGACGACGTAACCTGGACAGCGTCCGGCGGCACTATCGTTGCTGCCTACGGCGTCATCTACAACGACACAGATGCCAACGACCCGCCGCTAGCTTACATCAATTTCGACGGCACGCAGACGGCCACCGATGGTGCGGACTTCAAGGTCACTTGGAACGCCTCCGGCATCTTTACCTTCACGGTGACCTAAGATGGTGACTCTAGTTAATCGCGCCAAAGTCGCAACGGCCACAACCGGCACCGGCACGATTACGCTGGGGGCTGCCGAGAGCGGATACCAATCGTTCGCTGATGCTGGCGTGGCTGACGGGGACGTGGTTCGCTACGTCATCGAGGACGGCACGGCGTGGGAGATCGGCACCGGCACATATACGGCGACCGGCACGACGCTGTCGCGAACGCTGACCGAGAGTTCCACCGGCTCGCTGTTGAGCTTGACCGGCAGTGCGGTGGTGTTTGTGACTGCGGCTGCTGAAGACCTCAGTGGCCTGACCCTGCTGACAAAAGAGTTGGTCACCACTCCTGTCAGCGCGATAGATGTGACAATCCCTAGCGGATACACCCGATTCAGGCTGCTCCTCGATAACATCACGAACACGGTCAGCGCTGGGCAGATACGAGTCACACTTTCTACTGACGGCGGAAGCTCGTTCATATCAAGCGGGGATCATAAGATTGTGGCTCAACAGTTGACGTATGGTTCAACAAGCATCAGTTGGACTTCATCGACCGCCACGCCGTTTCTTCTAGCGATTCAAGCCACCTTCGGCGGGGATAATTCGCCTCGGAGCGCAGTGCACGACATCTCTGTCCTCGATGATGTGTTTGTGATGCAGGGCTCTTTTGACTTCAACGATTCCGCTGCGTGGATTAGTAATCGCCGAGAGGTGACTGCCCGCGTTGATACTATCCGCATTGCATCCAACGCGAACAACTTAGCGGCTGGGTCAATGGTTCGCCTCTACGGTTATAAGGAGTCCGTCTAATGCCTAACGTTTTGAAAAACGGCCAGATCATCGAAGTCCCGGAGTGGGACTTGCGCACGGAGGCCGAGCGTCAAGCGGATGCAGTCGCCACACAGGCTGCCTCAGTGCGCCAGCAACGGGACGCTTTGTTGACCGAGACTGACTGGACGGCGCTGTCTGACAGCACGCTCACGACAGATATGGCCGCCTATCGCCAAGCCCTCCGCGATGTCCCGGAGCAAGAGGGTTTTCCCGAAACGATCAACTGGCCCATCCGGCCCTAGATGCTCGGCTTTGCCCCACTCGCCTCTGGGCCGCTAGCGTCTGCTGGGGCGGCTGCGGCCACGCCCAGCATCGATCTTGCGGTCCCTGCGGCTGGCCTGAGCCTAGCCGCCTTGGCCCCGGCCCTGGTTGTTGGCGCAACGGTCAGCACACCGGCAGCCGGCCTGAGCCTAGCCGCCATTGCCCCGGCCTTGGCGGTTGGTGCAACGGTCCGCCCGCCTATCGCCGATCTATCGCTTGCCGCCATTGCTCCTACGCTGACAGTCGGCGCGGGCCTAAACGTTCCTGCGGTCGATATCGCTCTGGCGGCATTGGCTCCGGCGTTGGCTGTGGACGTGATCGTTGCGGCACCAGTCGCGGGTCTATCGCTTGCCGTCATCGCTCCGACGCTGACCTTGGACGTGATCGTCAACGCCCCTGCCGCGGCTCTCACCCTATCGGCCTTCTCCCCGACCCTAGCTGTGGACGTGATCGTCAACGCTCCCGCCGCGGCCCTGGCCCTATCCGCCGCGGCTCCGACGCTGCCCGCTGCCGTGACCCTCATCGTCCCGGCGGCTGCCCTAGCTGTCTCCGCCATCGCCCCCTCCGCATCCGCTGGCGCGCATATCCTCGCCCCATCCAGCAATATTGTTTTTGCAGCGCGCACACCGGCTCTGTCTATCGACAGGATAATGGTGGTGCCATCCGCCGGCCTGAGCCTATATGCTCTGGCTCCGACCTTTGGGAGCGCAAGCGCGGCCCGACAGGTCCGCGTGGCGGCTAACTCAAACAACGCCGCCGTCATAGCCAGCACGGCCAACGCTGCCGCGATTTCGAACACTCAAAATGGGGCCACCTGATGACATTCCAGATTAAGCAAAACGACACCTCGCCGCAGCTTGAGGCGGTGCTTTCCGACGCCGCAGGCACCGCGATTGATCTTACCGGCGCGGCTGTGCGGTTCCACATGCGGCGGGCGCGCGGCGCGGTGGTGATCGACGCCGCCGCAACCATCGTAACCGCCGCAGCGGGGCTGGTCCGGTACGTCTGGGTGGCAGGCGACACGGCCACGGCGGGCAGTTATCAGGCGGAGTTTGAGGTCACGTATGCCGACGGGACCATCGAGACGTTCCCCAACGCCTCGAATATCCAGATTGACATTCTGGCGGACATTACTGGATGGATAAAAACGCACTCGATTGGAGCCAACTGCCCGGCATTGCAGACAGTGATCAGTGG